ATTTATGGGACTCCTACCTATAATCGCAATTGCATTATGGAAAAATATCACAGGAAATTTTTAGAGAATTTCGCAAAAAATTGAAGATTATATAACAAAGAGTTCTTGTCGTCCTGTTGTTACGCTGAATAATAGTAGTCGTGACCATAATACAGAGAAGTTTTCACCATGGACATTTTCAGAGAATGAACATCCAGAATTAAACGATCTAGATACCCACGTTGCTCCAAATGACATAGACACGCGAGATGCTTCTCTTGAGTTAGCTTGTGACATAGGTTCTGTTATTCTAAAGATCATTTTCATTTATAGTTTCCTAGTAGCAATAGCTATGATTACGTAACCAACACCATGATTTATCTTGATATTCTACAGTATTATTCCATGATTCTGACTGTCCTCCGCTCCATGATTCTGAATGTGATGTTGCGACAGTATTGTGAAACCACCAAAAACCGCTCATTGTTCTTGACATAGGTTCTGCTTTTCTCATTATCATTTTCATTGTACTCTTGACCGTGGTAAAGACAAAGTCCCAGTCCCGGACACAGAATAGAGAAGAGAGATGGACAGATACCTATTATCTAGTCCGGAGAAAGAATAGGAACTAAGCCACGGAAAGGGATCTGGAATACGGCAAGACAGGTCCAAAGACATAGACCATGATTTAGATAGAGGTGACAACATTTTTGTTTGAAAAATCATTTTCATGTTCCATTATCCTCTTCTTGTCGTAGACAGATGGCTAGATCTAGACCAACACACTGCCCAATAGACATTATTCCATCCTACCGCATGTCTGGACACTGGATATTGGACAAGATAGTTTGACCCTGACGTAGACCAATATTGATTTTGTGACCAGGATATAGATTTTTCTGGATGGCGACACCAAGATTGTCTTATTATCATTTTCATAGGTTTAACTCAAATTTTCGCAGAAGTAAAAAAGTAGACCTTAGACCTAGACATAGACCAAGACTCAGACCTACGCATAAGAACAGCATAAGACATAGACCCAGACCAAGACATAGACCTAGACCTAGACCTAGAAAAGTCCGACGCAGAGACAGACATAGAACAAGATGTTCTAAGTATCATTTTCATGAGTTTTTATTTATTATAAAATTCTGTGACCATGATTTAGATGAATACGTACTATAATACTGGTTAAACGAATTCACGCAACTTAGATCCCATGATGATGATGTCCAGCATGCAGCAAAAGATGTAGACCACCATGCGGATATTCTATCTGAAGACTTTGATCCTGGCCAAGATGTTCTAAGTATGAATTTCATTTAGTTAAACTTTCGCAAAGATAAAAAAGGTTTGTTTTATTGTTTATGTCTAGACCCAGACTTAGGTATAGACCTAGACCAAGATCTAGACCTAGATGAAGACCAAGACCTAGACCAAGATTTAGACAAAGACCTAGAATAAGACAAAGACACAGAATTCCTCATTATCATTTTCATATTAAGGCATCCAAAGAGTAGGAGGTTTTTTTTCTTTTTGCGAAAATTTTAATTAGACGATTCAATAGTCACAACCCAGGGACGCGACCAACATATAGACCAAGGTTTTTTTCCGCCGCTCCAAAATCCATACCCAGACTTGGACTTTGAAAAAGACATATGGCTGGACCAAGAACAAGATACATTCCTGGAAAAATAAACAGACATAGTAGGTCTATGTTCTCTTAAAATCATTTTCATGTTAATTACCCAGACCGATACCAAGACCAAGACCAAGACCAAGACCTAGACCTAGACCCAGACCTAGACCTAGACCTAGACCTAGACCTAGACCAAGACCTAGACCACTCATTAGATTTTAGTTGAGCAAAATTCATATTATTGTTGTTTGGTTGGGAGTTTATGCTTAAAAGGGAAAGCATCAACAACAGAATCAAGATTGATAAGTGCTTCTCCTACTGGTTCTAGTTCTGCTTCACTTGAAAATCCATTCTTAATGCAATCATTGAATCGTTTAGAATCTGCTACCCAGGTAGCGTCTTCCATTACTAAGAAATTACCTAAACGCTTTTTAACTTTACCTACCATGTGATAAGTAACGGTACGAAAGAACCACTTTTGACCGATAAGGTCATCCAGAGCATCAAGCTCTACTGGTTTATAATCTTCTCCTAATTGGTCTTTAATCTTTTCCAGAGTTTCCTCTGAGATTTCTATTTTTGGCATATTATTTTCTTAGTTAATTATATTGGCAGGTTAGAGGTTATCAATTACATTATTAAATCCAAATCATCTTTATAAATCTGATACCAGCCATTAGACGAAACGCCGCCCTCAAAAGTAGATTTTTCTATTATTTTCTCTTTGATTTCTTGTTTTTGTTTGTCTAGAAAGAAAGTATCGTAGCCGTATTGTTTCCCATGATTCATCCAGTTGCTCACTCCCATCGGGACATTTCCAGCCTGGTAGGCTTCTTCGAGTTTGGTGCGGAGTTTCTTTTTACAATCACAAACACCATAATCATTCATTAAGAAGTCGCAACCATTTATATGCCAATCGAGTTCATCTCTAGTAGATAGTGTTGCTTTGGTGTATTTCATACTAATATACTTATTAAAGTTCTTCTTCTTTTCTATCAAGTGGACTTTCAAACCAAAAGTAACCACAACGCTCACACTTACGAAAAATATCATCCATTAAAATACCAGTTATAGATTTTTCTTGATTATACTTAGTAGAAATAGAATTATTTCCACATTTTTTACATTTAATATTTTCATTATAATATTTCATACTAATATAGTTATCCGTGGCTCATTGGTGAATGGCCTTTAATAAAACGATTTACATCATACTCAAACCAGTCTGCGTCCCCATGTTCATCAATTCCAACCGTTTGGCCTGTCATCCAGACTTCAAACAACTCCCAGGGGATATTGTTTTTATCTAGTAGTGTTTTTACTTCTTTGGTGGTCATACTAATATAGTTCTTAAAATAAGATAATTTTACACATTTGATTACTCCCCACCCCTCCCAAGAAAAGGTTAAAAACTTGGGAACGGTAGTCCCTAAAGGGATAGGGAAGAATCAAGTAGGCATGCAAAGCCCCAGTTCATGTAGACCATGAAGAAAATCATCATCATGTATGCACCGTGTACACATGAACCAACTAAGGCAATCTTAACTATATCGTCGTTACCTTTTCTTACTGAAAGGAATACCAACGAAAACCATATTAAGAATATAATTGTATTTATAGTTATAAACCAGGTCATTTCACGGCAGCCTTCAAGTCTGTGGGAAGACCCGAAAGCTACCAGGAAATGCCGCCGAAGAACCGTTTTAAAGATGGGCTTGTCATTGTACCCCTAAGGGAATGGTCTTACCCAAGACTAACTAATTCCTCAGCAGACATAAATCAAATGGAGAAAAACAGTTTGGACATTATCAGAATGTAAGCAATAAATATTGTGAAAACGAATAGGATAGTTCCAACAAATACTTTCCTCCGTGATTTTAATCTACGTTTAAACCACTCACTATACATATTATACATCATACTGACTGAAATCATCCACAGTGGGGCTTGGAGCTTCATTAGTTACAGGAGCATCTACCTTACCTTCGGAACACCACTTTACCCATAGCTCCATTTCTATTATTTGTTCTGGTGTTAAAGATTTCACACCACCTTCAATGAAAGACTTGGCAATAGCGGTACGGGTAATGATCTTCTGTGTATCACCTGCATTCATCTTATCCAGTGAGGCTTCAAACTTCTTTTCTGGTGAGCTGCCGTCACGAATCCACTCCGGTGGACACTGATCTTGTGTTCCTTTAGGGGTAGGACAAAAGTAACCTTTCCATGCTTTACCTGATGTTTTACTGACCCCTTCACGATAGGTCATCTCGCCGTGTTTACAATTAGCCATAGTTTTCATTTAGTTTATAACAAGTAGGACAACCATCCATTGCTGACATATGACAATCGTGGTCTAGGTCATCCAGGGTGTCATTATAGATAGCATCATTAACGGTATGGTCTTTAATTAGTGCTTCTGCTGAGAAGATACACTTGACTGCAACCTCAGCGATACTTGTTGAGTTACGGTAGATTTCTTCTCCCGTAGTGTCGTTTGATACGACTATTTTATATGTGTACATATTATTTGTACTTTTTATAACCACATCGTGTACATAGTGGTTCTTCTAATTTCTTTTCTTCTTCTGTGAGCGTATCCCCACAGTCTTCACAGATCTTTTTCATATAACCTTTAGATGTTTAAGCTGGCTTAACGCCATTTGTTCACTTAATGGACTTAGTAGGTTGTGGATAACTTCCCCAGCAGTGTCTGCATCTAAGTCACACAGCTGATCCCAGTTCACCTTGCCTTCACCATAGCTGTGCTTCTTGTTTAATATGTCACAGATATAGGCTCTTTGTCTTAGTGTTGCTTTCATAGGATTTACTCTTGTTATAAACCATTTTGCGATAACAGTTTCTACAACGGTTCTTTGAATAGTGTTCTTTATCTGCTGCCCCACAGTCCTCACAGACGAACGCTACCTTTATTGTTCGTGTTGGCATAAGATTGTTTAAGTATCATGGTTATATTATAACTTAACCTACCAACCTTGTCAAGTAACCTGTGGATAACCAAAACCCCCTTGGAGGAAATAAGGGGGTTTTGGGTATTCATACTGTATTTTGACACCAACAAATATAGGTGGTATCATAAGTGTGCTATTAAACACATATACATGTTACGACAAAAGCTTAATGAATTCAAGTTACGACGGCCACAACTGTCTTTTTTTCTTACCTTTTTAGCTTATCTTAGTCTATTTACAGCAGTGTGTCTGATTAACGTGGTACTGAGTGCATTCTTGATGATATATATTTTAATGAAGTATCTCTAGTGTTCAGAGCAAACTTTGCACATTAGCGAACGTGTAGTAACGCCTTGCTGGGTGGAACCATGGCACGTAAAACAACATGGTACAGAATCCAGTCCGACCCGAGCCCTGAGGGATGAATCCAAGGGTGAAGTCGAGAAAGACATCAAGTAAGACTATAATGTACAAATAGTCTTTCCTACAAATAACCAGAATAGCGCTATTTACTTGAGTAGTCCTGGTTTAGAATTGTCCTTAAAAGGATTTGTTAGCGTAATAGTAACGCTACCACTTCTGAATATCAGAAAGACTTCTATGTATAACTGTACTAACTGTTTAGAAAACTACTGGACGTTTGAAAATATTGAAGGTTTAACAATAGCTACATGTGAACTATGTGGTTATGAAGTACAACTGGGAGGAAAGAAAAAGTATAATCATCCACCTAAGCAGGCTGTTTATGAAATGATAGATGGTATAATGCACTTGGATGGATTACCAGCCAAATTAAAGATAACTCCTAAATGGGTTAAAGTTATACACTTTCAAAAAGATAAACTAAACATCTAATATGCAAACAATAGCAGCAATACCTGACTTACAGTCAGCAATTAATTTGGGCGGCGGCGAGGGTGACGCAGTACGTCTTAAGTTAGATCTATACTTATCCCCAGATCAAGTAATAGAACTAATGCAGATGAGGGGAAGGGAGATAACTATAACTTTGGAGTAGGATATGCTAAACTTAGGGTAGATAATAGTCTAAACTATTTTATGCCCGGTCAAATAGGTAACAAAGGTGGTGGACGCAAGTCTGCTTATCAAGAACGTCAGAATGCTACATGGGCATTTGATGTTTGGAATGATCCAACTGTTTACGCTGAACTAAAGAAAAGAATTGACTCAGGTGTTTTTGCTGCCAAAGACATCTATTTATTTAAGCTAATGAGCGGATCAGAAGCCTTAATGAAAGATCTTGGTAGTAAGATAATGGCAGATCTACATGATCATGCCTTAGAACTAAAAGAATATGTCATCACAAGGGGAATTACCGAAGCAGATAGTAAGTCTATACAATCCACACCCAATGCAGCAGAAGATAATTGATTCGAAGGCTAGGTACAAAATTGTTGTGTGTGGTCGTAGAAGTGGAAAGACGACAATGGCTATCAATGAACTGCTTATGGACGCACTGACGACCAAAGGTGGCCTCTGGTGGTACGTTGCACCTACCTACACCCAGGCAAAGATGATTGCCTGGCAGATGTTGATGAAACAAGTACGTGATCTACCTAGGGAGTTAGTACACAAGATCAATGAATCAGACCTATACGTTGTTATTGGTAATGGTTCAAGGATTGAAATTAAGGGTTCAGACAATGAAGACAGCTTACGTGGTACCGCTTTAGACGGTATCGTTTTAGATGAGTACGCTGATATAAAACCAAGAGTCTTTGAATCAGTAGTACGTCCCATGCTTGCAGACAGAAAGGGTTGGGCTACATTTATTGGAACACCTAAGGGGTTTAATCATTTTTATCACCTTTATAAGAAAGGACAGAACGAAGAAGAAGTAAACTATGAATCATTTAGCTTCCCCACAGTAGCTAATCCTTACATTGACCCAGATGAAGTAAAAGAAGCTGGTAGGGAAATGGATGAAGACTTGTTTGCTCAGGAGTTCCTAGGTGAGTTCAGGAAGTTCTCAGGGTTAGTCTATAAGGAATTTGATAGACACTTACATGTTTGGGAAGATTATCAACCTGAACCAGGTGCTCAGATCTGGAGGGCGATGGACTTTGGTGCTAGAAATCCCACAGTCTGCCTGTGGATAAGTGTCGATAACGATGGACAGATCATAGTCTTTGATGAATACTTCGAGACTGAAAAGACCTTAGAGTACCACACAGGTATCATAGTTAACCGTCATACTGAATTAGTAGTACAGAATACATTTGGTGATCCATCAGGTGCACAGGAGATGTTAGACTACGCACAGCACGGTTTATACATCACACCTGCCCTAAGGGACGTAGCTAAGGGTGAATCTTGGGTAGCCTCAGGTATTCATAAGATACAAGGTCTATTAAAGAAAGACCCAGGTTGGCACAATCTACCTAAGCTTTATATAACCAAGAACTGTAAGAATTTAATCAATGAATTCGAACATTATCATTGGGCTGAACTGCCTAAACGTGAGGATGTTCCGCTTAAAGATCAACCAGTTAAGGTAGATGATCATGGTTTAGACGCATTACGTTGCTTTGTTGTCAGTTATCATGCTACAATGAATACAACAAAACGAAGACAAACAATCCAGATTGAACGTAGTTCAGTAACTGGCTATTAACTTCCGAAACTATAGTAGGGAAGATACTTAATCTTTTTTACTATGGCTAAGAATTATACAAAGGATGTTGGTGTTCAGGATCGTGCACTAGATCATGTCAAGCAGTCGTTTAAGGTCTCAGAAAACTTTCAGAACAGGCACTTTGAGGAATTCGTCAAGTACCGCAAGCTTTATCGTGGAGTACAGGATACTAAAAGCTATTCGGGTAGGGCGAATCTTTTTGTACCTGAAATCTTTGCTAACATCGAAGCAAAACATGCACGTATTACTAGAAGTTACCGTGGAGTAGCAGCTAAACCACAAGCAGAAGATGATGTAGGTGCAGCAGAAGCAGCAGAAATGCTACTGGATTACCAGGAACGCATCTATGGATATAAGAAAGTGTTCTCAGATATGTGTAAGGATGCACTTATTTATGGGAATTCCTTTGCTAAGGTTTCATGGAAGGTACGTAGTGAAAGTGAAATGGACTACCCTGATGTAGAATCAGTAGATCCTTTAGATTACTTCTTTGATCCTGACGTAGTTAATAGACATCAGACAAGTTGGGAGATCCATCGTATCTATAGAACTAAGGAAGAATTAGAAAAAGACCCTAGATATTTTAATACTGACGATCTAGTAGAAGGCTCCAAGTCAAGGATTGCTGGTTCATCTCGTAAGAACGCACGTCTTTCTTCTACAGGGATATCTAAACGACCGCAACAGTCTAAAAAAGTAGAACTACTAGAATTCTGGGGCTTATTTGATCCTGATGAGAAGGGTGAACCTCGGGAGTTTTTGATTACAATAGCTGATCAGACACGTGTTATCCGCTTGGAAGAAAACCCCTACGTCGAATTACTAGCTGACTTCCCTAATCCTAGACCGTTTGTACACATGCAGGATATCAACGTTCCTCATGAGTTCTATGCTATGTCCTCTATTGAGATGGCAGTTAAGCTTCAGGAAGAATTGAATGATACACGTAACCAAAGAATGGATAACGTAACAATGGTCATTGATAGGATGTGGGTAGTTCCTAAGACAGCTGGTGTAGATGAGAATGATCTTATTAGAAGGCCTGGAGGTATTATCCGACCTAACGTACCTGGTCAGATAGAAGCATTGAATACTCCAGATGTAACACAGTCTGCTTATAATGAGGAAGAAATCATTAAACGTGACCTTCAGAAGGCTATGGGAGTCCCTGACATTGCTACAGGGGAACTAGGAAGCCTCCAAGGTGAAGCAGTTGCTACTATTTTAGCAGTACAGGAATCAGGTAACGTAATCTTTGACAAGGAGATAGCTAACTTTGCAGACGCTGTACGTGCCACGTTCGCTTTGGTACTCGCCTTTGATCAGAAGTGGATGGATAAGAAACAGGTTGTACGTCTTGAAGGTGAAAAGGGTATGGAGTTCAAGGAGATTACCAAGGACAATATCTCAGGTAGGATGGATATCGATGTGGCAATGGAAACACAGATGAACAAAATTGTTAGTCGACAGGAAGCTATCAACCTTTATCAGATCCTTGCTCAGAATCCAATGATTAATCAGCAAGTAAATACACGAACATTACTAGAATCCATGGATCGCAAGAACATTGAAGAATTAATGGACACACCACCACCTGCTCCTAAGCCACCTGAAGAACCATCTAAGCGTATCAGTGTTAACCTAAAGGGTGATCTAAATTCCTTAGAGTCAGATGATATCGCTGTAATAATGGGTGCTAAACCTGAAAGTGCTGATCCTATTCTCCGTGAAGATACACGTATGTTGATGAAGGGTATCTTCCCTGAAGACCGCAAGCTTGCATTAGAAGAAGCAAAGATCCAAGAGAAGCTCATTGAAGAACAACGTCTAGCAGGTACAGAAGCTAAGAATGCACAGCAACAGGATCGTAAGCTAGACATAGAAGAAAAGAAAACAAGTATTGCAGGAAACAAGGAGATTGCTAACAAGGCTAAATCATTATTAAAATAATATATGGCAAATTGTGATTGTGACATTGACTTTTCAAAGTTTCCTAGAGCTATCAACTTTATGTGTCCACATGGAGTTTCACACAGAAATCCTAATATAGGTTGTCTACCTGGTGAACACTTCTGGATTAAGATACGTGCTATGGGTGATGGTCCTAGCTTTGGAGTAAAGGTCAAATGTGTAGAGTGCGGTGAGCAACGTGAACTGTGGGAAGAATAATATGACACAGGAAGAAAAAGATGTAATTAAAGACATGAATGAAAACTCCGCTGGTTGGAAGGTATTTAGTAAATGGATAGCAAATGAAAGGGAAGGTGCGGTAAGCATGTTGATTTATGAAGACAACGATGAGAACCGTGGAAAGATACACTTTATTGATTTACTACTTAATGAATTTAAATTATATGCCAAAGATACTAACCAAGAAAGAAGCAGACATTGTCGAAGAACATCGGGATCGCTTTGGCAATGAGCATGCTCGTGTGATGAAGGCCGAAATGAAGAACGGTAGATCCCATCAAGACTCCCATCAAGTCGCTTTAAGATTAACAAAAGCATAATATGTCTATTGACCTAAAGTTTATCCAATCAAAAGATGAGGTTGTTGAACAAAGTAGTAAAACTATTAAGTTCACAGGCCGTCATGGAAGTTCCGATGGTGAAGGAAAGCAAACAACCTTCCCAAAGCAGTCTACTGAATCTGCTACTAGCAAAGTCAGTACCAATTATTCATCCGCACCATCTAAGTAATATGTCTGATCAAATCCCACAATCCAATGCTCCGATGAAAGGGATGCAACGGGTTCCAATTAACACTAAGGAGTCACAGCCACAGTTTAGCCATACCCACGCCTCAGAAGGTGTAGGCAAAGTTTCAATGATGAAACTAACTAACCCTGGTACTTCTTCAGAAGAACAGATCAGTTCACCTAGTGAGAAGGTTGGAAGTGACAGTTTAAAAAGTCACGTCAACACCTCATGGATCGAAACTGATGACCGATTACGATAATTAATTTAGCCCTCAGTTTTCATCATACTGTGGTGAGTATTGAGGGCTAAAAACCTTAACAACTAAACCTATGACTGAAGTAGACAAGTCTATCGAGGCCCCTGCGCCGACTACACCTACACCTGAGGTGTACGCACAGGACAAGTCATCCGATGTCCCTACGCAAAGAGAAGCAGAATCAGTCCCTGCTTCCGAAGGCCAGGACGCAGCCAACACTGGACAATCCTTCGAGGAATTGGCCAATAAGAAAGGATTCAAATCTCCAGAAGACATGGCGAGATCCTATAAGGAACTTGAATCCAAACTATCACAAACCTCAATGTCTAAGGCAGAACTTGAGAAAGCCCGTCCGTCTGATGTGACGGAAGACGCAGCCCGTGAATCACTTGAAGCTAAGATCAAGAACATCGAAGAGAAAATGGAACTCCGTGAACTCTTTGGTGCTCGTGAAGATGCCAAGGATTACGCAAAGCAGATGGCAGATTATGTAAAAGATAACCCAAATGCTTCTTGGGAAACTGCATACAAGGTTTGTAAATTCGATGACCTGGAAACTACATCCAGGCAGGCAGGTCGGGACGAAGCCCTTGGCAACTTGAAAGACAAGGTAGCCTCAAGACCCGAAAGTCCTTCACCTAGTGAAAGCAAGGTAAAGAGCTTGAGTGATATGATCGCAGATCCTAACACTCCGCTGTCAGAAATAGAAAAACAACTTCCACACGGATAGTAAGGAAGAATACCATTCATCATGTAATGGAAATTTAATTACTAAGTAATAGATGATATGGGTTCAGCTACAAATACAACAACAACAACGTTGACGAACACTATCAAGGATTATTATGATCGTCTATTGCTTGAAGTATTAGACCCTTCTTTGCGTTTTTTCCAGTTTGCTGAAAAGAAGCCAATTCCTTTGAATGAAGGTCGTACTGTTATTTGGAACCGTCCTTACCGACTGTCACTTGGACAGAAGCTTACTGAAGGTGCACGTCCTTCTTCGAATGTGCTTTCTTCATATAAAGTTTCTGCTAAGGTTGAACAGCTTGGTGGATTCGTTCTAGAGACAGACCTAGTTCAATTGGCCTCAATTACAGACACCATGAAGATGGCAACCGAACGTCTAGCAGTTCAAGCAGCTGAGACAATCGATCGTTATATCATGGAATCTTTGGTTATGAATGCTAACTTGACTGCCAACCTTGGTGGTTCAGCATTAAACGCAGTTAAGACATCTGGAAGTCGTATTGACATTTCTGCTTCTACAGCTCTTATCCGTTCAGCAGGTGGAACACCTACTGGACAGGATATTATCGCAGTTTCTGACATTCGAAAGATGGTATTCAAGCTTCGTTCGCTTAACGTACCAACTGTCGACGGTGAAAACTACATTGGTATTATTCACCCTAACGTGGCAGAAGACTTGCAAGGAGACAGCACATGGCAGAACTGGCATCAGTACACTACTCCTGAATTCCTTTATCGAGGTGAAATTGGACGTATTCACGGTTGTCGATTCGTTGAGACAACTGACGCTCCTATTACTCGTGGTTGTTCAAACGCACTTGCGATTTCTGAAGCAACCGCTGGTCAATATGGTGCATCAGCACTTGGATACGGAACAGTTATCTTTGGTAAGGGCTTCTATGGTGCTACCGAACTTGATGGTGGTGTCCAGACCTTTACAGTAACAGGTCCTACAAAGGAAGATCCTTTGGCTCAGTACGATACATACGGTTGGAAGGCAAACTTCACATCTCGTATTCTTGACACAGAGCGTGGAATTATTTTGTGGACAGGTTCAGAAGATCAGGTTACTGGCGCTTCTGCTACTTCAGCTGGAACAGCAGCTGGATGTAACGTAGGTGCAAACCTTTGGGATGATCCTTCAGGCATGCAGTCACTAATTTTACAGTCTACTTAATTGTAGGGTTGGCTTATTTGCCAACCTGGGTGGTGGGTCCAGGCTGGTAAATAAGAAAAAAATATGTCTACTAATTTAACTTTCGAACAGGTTCTGCTAGCATGTTATGATTCTACAAGCAATGTATTGAATGTAGGCATAACAGCAGAATCTATCGATTTAGACGTTGAAGGCCCAGTCGCAGAGGATGCAGCCATTAGTGGGAATCCTTTACAAGTTGCATGGCGTTCAGCTGACTTTGACGGATCAGCCTTACCTGGAGCAGTTGGTGCCGAAGGTGATGTAGTTCGTCCAAAGGCCACATTAAGTGGTGTCATTTTCAATACAATCGTTAATGAAGATGGTTCCTCAACTCCAATAATTACCCACGATACCGCTATTGGTACTGGTTTGGGTGTGGTTGGAATGATGCAAACCCTAGAAGCTAAAGACTTCGATGGTTCTGCATTACCAAACAATGTTAATGCTGAAGGTGATGCTGTTAGAACAGCAGCATCTTTAACTGGTATTACTTACGTAATGCCTACAAATGAGGATGGTTCTGCAACTCCTGTAATTGCCGATGATGCTGCTATTGCCGCTGCCACAGGTGGAACTGTTGGCCTGATGACTATGGGTGAAGCTCGTGACTCACAGCGTGCTGCTGTAGCCGAAGATGACGGTGTACGACCAGCTTTGAGTCTATATGGTGAAATGATTCCTAGAAGCCACACATATGGATCACAGTCTGATCGAAGTGAAGAAACAGATCCTTTAGATGAACATTATGTTGAGGAAGAACTGATAGATTCTACAAACGTAGCTGCAGCTACAAACTACTATCCTTCTTCTACAGGAAGGGCTATGGGTAACTTTAACAATGTTAGTATTCACTTTGAATTAACTGGTGGTGTTACAGCAACCATTGAAGCCAAGATTGATGATAGTACAGACTGGATTGACATTACACCTGCTGGATTTGAGTTAGCTACTAATGCCTCAGGAGCTGCTAGTTTTGTAGATACTTCTGGAATTGTTGACTTCGATGATCTTCATGTTAAAACAGTTCGTATTAAGTCAGTTACTTCCGATGCTACCAACGGAGTACAGTATCACTGGAAATTAACATCAATCTAAATCTATGAAACTATACCCAGAAGGACAGTTAGCTCCTGTAAGTGAAACTAGTGAGGTGACTTCACAAAAGAAAACAGCGATTAAGACTTACATTAAAGGCCTAGATGTACCTGATGAAGGATTCTATTACGATGAACTCATCAAAGAAGTTCAGGTCTACTATGAAGGTAGGTCTGAATATTATACTAATGACACCATTCTTGAGTGTCTTAAAGATGTTGATGCTGAGTGGCATCCGATTGAAGAAGTTGAAGAAGTTATTGAGAAATAAATATGTCGTTGATAATTAAGAACTCACTACCAGCAGAACGCAAAAGAAATCTTATATTTGCTGAGAACTTTGTTAATGCTCAGGAAGTTCGAGAGAACGGTGGAAGATTGCAAGGAGATCCAGCTATAAATTTTGGCGCTAGTTTAGATGGAACAAGTGATTACCTCGAATATGCTCTAGAAGGAACTGAGTTGAGTGCTGATGATTTATCAGTGGTTTTTAAATTTATCCCTGACTTTGCTTTTGATGCTAATGCACAGCGTAACCTTATTGATACAACGAACGGTGCTAGGTATAGGGTTGTAAAACAAAACAATGCATCTAGTAATGTGTTATCTGTCGTATTTGGTGGAACTACTATCGCTGATATTGCTAGTGCAGCTTATGGTGCGTATTGGAATGCTGATGTTGAAAACATCTTGGTTATCTCATCAACATCGGGTGATACGTCAGCTTGGCTTAATGGAACGAAGATTCTTGATGCTGATGCCACTGCATGGGCCAAGGTAGCACCAACAGAATTATATGTAGGTGCTAAGTTTGATGGCAGTGGTCCATTCGATGGAACAATCCTAGATGTAAAGTTTTTTAAAGTGCAGCTGTCTGATGAAGAAAGCGAAGACTATTCGAATGGTAACTGGTTAGATTATAGAAATAACATGAGGGGTGACTGGCCACTTGATATGGAACACCATGATATAGATAATCTTCAGTCACTAGACAGATCTGGGAATGGGTATCATGTTGCTATGGGAACTCTAATTGTTGCAACAATACCTAAAAAGAACACTGACATGACTGGTTATTATATTGATGGTAATGATTTCTTCCAATTAACAACAAGTCTTGGGATCTCAGATTTCCCATTCAGCATGTCTATCATGTTTACAACCACTAGCACTGGTTTAGCATGTGTAATGGATTTAGGAGATACCAGTAGTTCCCTTAGAAACATGTCTATTTACCTTGATATTAATGAAAATGCTGCTATAGCTATGAGAAATGGTGGTGGTTGGCAAGCAGCTGGTGCTACTCCAGCAGATCATGGAAATTGGATTCATGCTGTTGCTGTTTTTGCTGGAGCTACTGATAGAAGAATTTACATTAATGGAACTCTTGATGCTACAAATGTAGGTAATGTTGCTTTCTTTACTCCGAATAGATTTAGTATTGGAAGGTTTGGTGATCTAACACCTGGAGCTAATATTATAGGTAATATTGCTAGGGCTAAAGTCTGGGATTATGCACTTACACCACTACAGATAGCTGACTTAGCTGCTAGGGAATTCAAACAAATAAATATTATTTAGATATGTCTATTATTGAGCAAAAGATAACCTCTGGAGAATGTGTTGCATATTGGGACTTTAGGACTAGGACCATGAAAGATTTTAGTGGAGACGGTAATGACGGAACGGCAACGGCTGCACCAGCCTTTTCTAGGAATGGTTTACGATTCGATGGTGCCAACGATCAGGTAATTACTGCTGATATAGATTCACCAAGCGCACTTACAGTTGTTGCTTTAATTAGGGCAGAATCTTTTACACATGCTGGTGGTGGTAATACGCCACGAATGATGGATAAGGTTAATTCCTGGCGTTTTTATTTCGAGAATTCTGGAAGATTTACCTTCTTCAATGTTGGTGTAAGTGATACAGCAACCTTAAGTGCATCAACGCTTGTTGTTGGTAAAACGTATGTATTAGCTGCTAGTTACAGCCCAACATCAGGAGAAAGAAAGATTTATCTTGATGGCAAAATAGATGCTGAAGAAACTGGAATTACTGGAAATATCTCACAAGACAATAACAGTGTTTACATTGGGGACAATCAAAACAACAACCGTAAATGGTGGGGTGATATTGGTGCTGCTATGATGTTCAATTCTGAATTGACTGAAACCGAAGTAGCACAAGTTACAGCTGAAATTAATGCAACTGTCTGGCCACAGAAAGCTTATAGTAAGATTACTACTGATGCAGCTGTTCCTGTAAACTTTGGTGCAATAACTTCTTGGAATATGAAACCAATTAATAACATTGTTACTGATGTGGTGGGTGGTAATGACGGAATTGTTGTTGGTGCACCATCTTATAATCGTGCCATTATTGGGGATTCGATGTATTTTCCTGGTGCTGTTAATAACATTGTTAATGTTCCAGATGCCGCTGATGTTGAGGTAGGAACCAATGATTTTAGTTTGTCCTTCTGGGTTAAAACCACCCAAGCAGGTTCTATTATGAGGATAATAGATAAACGTGGTGCAGACTTTGGGGCTGGTGGTATTGGATATACAGTTGGAATGTCAGCAACTGGACAGGTGATAGGTGGAATAGGTGATGGTACTACGAGTATTTCAGATGAAACGGTTCTTAACACTAACGCTATTAATGATGGTTTATGGCACTTTGTAGTTGCACAGTTTGACAGGTCAGGTTTAGCACGTGCTTTTGTTGATGATGTTGCTGGTTCTGCTACTGATATCTCAGCGATTAACCTTACGTTAAATAACGTTTCAGACTTCCATATAGGTCAGCAGTCCTATGCGGCTGCCGAACCATTTGAAGGTGAGTTGGCTTATCCTACACTCTTTAAGAAAATTATTACTGAGACAGAAAGACAGTTCCTGTTTGATCTAGGGTCTAAGGGTATACCTTTTAAAACTGATTGGGGAGTGAATGAAAGTGTAGCCAATGTTACCAGTGGTCAAATTGAGAACAGTATATTTAATCGTGGTTCTGGTACATGGAAAATATCCAATAATACGATTAAGTCTGATACAGTGAAGACATTAAAGAATATAGCTGCTGGTACGGCTTATTCTGAGATCTTGGCCAGCAGAAGTCCCGTAGAAGCTGCTTATGGAACCTGGACGTTCTGGTTATACAAGGGTGCTGATGCTAATACTTCGTTTGTACAGTTTATTGCTACTGAAACAGGAAATATTGGTGCAGCCGGTCAGGATGGTTACTATGTGAAGTTTGACGGTGTAGAAAAGTTTCTTATCGGTAAGACAGTAAATGGTTCTGCCACAACCCTATACAGTACATCCGCTAGTTACATTACTATCAATACCTGGTACAGGGTGCGTATTACTAGATCATTCCTGGGTGTGTTTAACTTCTCAATGAATGGAACTGATTTACCCGCTTCTGGTCTTACTGGTACTAATCCTTTTACTGATACTGCGGTTACTGAGGGAAGATACTTTGTGGCAGACCTGGATGCTGCTGATGAGATTTCTTATTCAAGTTTACGTGGTGATTATGTGATTAAAACATCACAAACATTAACAGTTGGTGCTTCAACTAACTAATAACAAAATAATATGGATTTAAAAGAAAGAAAGTCCGAACTTGAACAAGAATTTGTTCAGAAGAAACAAGAAGCAGTAGACACGGAGAAAGCGTTGGAAATTAAGAAACAAGAACTACTGCAACTACAAGGTGCTTATACTGAGATTATTAATCTAGAGAAAACTTATGCCTCCAAAGAAGAAAGCTCCAAAAAAGACAAAGAAGTCAAAAAATGAAGAAGTTATCAACACTAATGTGTGTGCTAAATGTGGTATAATTTTACCATCAGGCTATATAGCCAAAGGCGATTTACGCTTCTGTTCCCCAGGTTGTTCTAACTAGAACCAAGTAAAAACATAAAATATGACCCGTGTTCTAATAACGGGCGGCGCCGGCTTTATTGGTTGGCATCTTGAACAATTTTATAAAGGAAAGGATGATTATGAGGTCAAGTCGATTGACAACTTTTTTCATCCCTGTTCCGCCCCTTCTGAGGCTTCATATGCTGATATTCGGTATTACGATGAAATTGAGCCTTATGTAGAATGGGCGGATATTGTTTTTCATCTAGCAGCACAGATACATGTGGATAGATCTATTGAGTTTCCACAGGAGACAGTAGATATCAATGTTAATGGAACCCTGAATATCCTTGAGGCATGCAAGAAGTTCAAGAAAAAACTTGTCTTTGCTTCTTCTAGTGAGGTCTATGGCACTTCACAGGTAGATTTCATGCCTGAAACCCATCAATTAGACGGACAATCACCCTATGCTGCCTCTAAAACAGCCGGTGATAGACTATGTAAAGCTTATGCAGATACCTTTGGACTTGACGTTGTTATCCTCAGAAATTTCAACACATTTGGAGAGTGGCAAAACGACAGTTCCTATGGATCTGTTATTGCTAAGTTTACGAAAGCAGCTCTTGAAGGAAGCCCCTTGTATATTTTTGGTGATGGACAGCAAGAACGTGATTACATGCATGTTAATAACGCCGTACTTGCATATGACTTCTGTTCACGGGAGCTCGGAGCTGGAACCACCCTTAACGTTGGGAGTGGGAAAACTGTCAGAATCGTGGATCTCGCAAGTACCATTAAAAGACTTACTAGGACTAAATCACCGATCATTCATGTAGAACCACGACCAGGTGAAGTACAGCGTCTGTGTGCAGATATGACAAAGGCGAAGGATCTTGGATTTGATCCTTCTTTTAATTTTGAAAATGATTTATATAATTACATAATTTGGTATAACTCAAACTTATGACACACTTAGTCATCGGAGCTGGTGAAATAGGCCAAGGGCTTCAGAAAGTCTTATCAAGGGCTCATGAAGTAGACATTAGGGATATTGATTGTACAGATGCTTTAAAGGCAGCATATGATTTTTTACATATCTGTATTCCTTTTTCAGACAACTTTAAAACAATCGTTGAGGACTACAAGACCAAATACAATGCTACTTTTGTGGTTATCCATGGCACTGTTCCAGTTGGTACTAATAGGCAGCTTGGTTCTGACTACGTTTCTTCACCAGTTAGGGGTAAGCATCCGGATCTATCTAAAGGAATAGAAATCTTTGTTAAGTTTCTTGGTGGTGTTAATAA